TTACCCAATCTTTAATCCATTCTCTCCAAGTATTTAAAAAGAAACCGTCAGGTACATAAGCCTTCTCGCGGTTGTCTTGTCTTATTCTGTTAAACTCTTTAGTTGCCGAGTCAACAAAAACAGTTTGATAAAACTTAATGTAAGCCTCTTGCATTGGCAAAGGCGAAGGATTTGGCTTGGCCTGTAGCTTTAAAGCCGCGGTAAATAGCTTAATCCCAAGGCGCTCGTATTTCTTTAGGTCAGTTGCCGCCGACCTTCTTACCTTGGAATAATTTATAAGCTTCATTTTTTAGGCTGGGAAATCGCTAAAATCCGTTGTGGCATTACCTAAAGCCTCCTCGCTTGGTAGTACGTTGCTAGGTATCCAATGAACGTCCATTGCTGGGTCTTCGCTGGCGTGCCAGTTCAACAAGCTTCTAACCTCATTGCCTGTAAAGTATGGAGATTTGCCGTATGTGTCTAGAATAACTTGAACGTCGGGTTGTAACTCGCTAAAGCTAGAAATATCAAAGTCAATAACGTAACTATTTCCGTAAGACTTGCCAAGCCATTGAGTAAATTTCTCCTCAATCATTTGGAGTTGCGGCATAATTACATCGGTAACCAAAGCCTTTTGAGCGCCTTCTAAATTCGCATAGGTTGCGTTAGATGTAAACAATACTGGATTAACACCCCAAAGACCGCAAAGAGTTTGCAAATCATTGTTTTGTGAGTTGATAATATCCATTGCAATAGGAGACAATCCAATTGAATCATAACGCAAAGGAATCGAGGATGCAACTATTTTATTAATGTTTTTATTGCCGTTTATCCTCTCGTCTATTCTCTCGTCCATCTTTGCCCTTTGGTCAGGAGACGGCCAAAACTCAGGGTTTGTAATGTTTGGCGAAATAATACCTTTTGCTCCTCCATTCTGGAAAGTCTTTTGCTTAGCAAAGGTCGCCTCGTTATTAGCTTGTAAGGTTGTTAAACCAGCCAATAGCGGCGGCATTCCACGCAATTGCGCGCCGTTCAAATCCCAAGTAAGGTTGGTTGTTTTGATGTGTAGTACCTGGTCAGCTGGTATCTCAATATTTTGGTCCCCAATTATCAATTTGTAGCCGCGTACTGGCTCGAATAAACTACCAGCTACTATTTCCACATAGTTAGACGGCAAAACGTACATCTCCTTTATTTTGCCCTTATTTAGGCCATCCTGTGGAGCAAAACCGTAAACAAAGATTTCGCCGCTAGTATTGTACCACGTTAGCATCGAATCAAGAAATTCACTCCAAGTTTGCATTGGATTAGGCTTCTTAATCAACTGGTTTACTGGATCGGTATAATTTACATCTTCAAGCTCCTTTTTTCTAAATGCTATGCTCTGTAATCTGTTTAATTCCTTTGAGTTGTATTTTCCGCCTCTGTATTTCTTAGCACCTTCGGTTTCTTTATAAACGTAAGTCGGGCATTGCTTGCCTTTCTCGGCTATCTTTCGAATGATTGAGTAAACAAGTGCATTTCCCTTGTATCCTTTGTCTATAAAAGTTTGCTGGTTTGAGTCATACCAAACTACCATCGTGGAGGCCGTAAATTGGCCATAAAGTATTTGATTGAGTAGGTTTACATCGGGTTTTTGAGGTGTAGAAATAACCGTTGGTGTAATGTATGACCTTAGAGCCTTTAATAGCATAGCTTATTCGTTTTAACAAATATACTTATTTATTCTTTTCTAAAAATGTAACTCCGTAAAACCAAGTCACAACCATAACAGCGCGAGCGCTCCAATGCCATGTGAGAGGATTAAAATCCAAGGTCACAAAGACAATTAATAAATAAGTGATAAACATTAAGATAAGCGCGGCAATTGTTTCTTTTGTCATATTGAGAATATAAAATTGTTTTGTACCATTAATTCAGTTAATCCCCAAACAAGCGCATCTACTCGATCGGGCGATTTTCCCTTGTCAGGATTAAATGTAACCATTTGAGATTCTAAAATAGGAAAACTTCCAACGTGATAAATTTGCCCTTGCTCGTATAATGAATAAACGGGTTCCGCTCTCACATATTTTCCCTTCGTCGCTGTTACTAACTTAATCCTAAAATTAGTTCCTTGTGACTTCAATACAGCTTCTACCATGTCGCCGCCTTGATTCTTTTCAGCTACTATACAATCGCAATTCCATCTAAACGCCGCGTCCGTTGCTACCTTTGCCCAATGGTTCGGGCTATATTTTCCGCTTAAGTCTTCCAACACATAGCCTAAACCTTCACTATCTTTGCCGACTACTATTAAGCCAGTTTCGTCGCTGTTCATGTTAGCCGTTACGGCTGGATCGATTGCCACAACTATTCTTGTAAGGTTCGGCGCTTCATCTATTCGGGCTTTTCCAATTATTGCGCGGTTCCATAGCATTCCGTCGGCATCATCTAACCAAGTGCCTAAAAATAGGTGCTCATATCGCGCGCGATTCTCTCGCTTTGTCTTTTCCGCTGCTTGGATAAAAGAATCGGATAAATTCTCTTTGTTGTCTAGGTATGTCGTGTGAATGTACGTTGTATCCGTTCGCTTTTTCTTTATAAAGTCGTTATATATCCAATGACTTTTATACGCTGGATTCATTACTAAAATCACGCGGTTCGGGTTATCCTTTGCGCGTATGGATAAGTCCACTTTGTCGAAAACGTCGGGGTCGGTTAGTTCCTCAGCTTCATCAATTACCCACGTTGATAAACCAGCAATAGATTTAAGGTTAGCAGTATTAACGCCCGAACTCGTTTTAATGCCGCGAAATAGAATCTTTGATCCCGTCAACTTATTAATTATTTCAGATTGGGTAACCTCAAAGTCGTTTACTTTTCCCATTATCTCGATCTTATCCAAAAATTCAGGTATAATGGATATGAATGCACTTACCAAAGTATATCGAGTAAAAAGGATAACGTGCCCTTTTTGATAAGTTAGATTTAACAGAAACAGCGCCAAAGTCCACGATTTACCCGAACCGCGGCCGCCAGTAATTAAATAATAACGGGTTTCGGGTTCCTCATAAAAAAGCGGCTTATATTCCTCTAGCAAGTTTATCATTATAGCCAAATATCGAATTGATCTTTTTGTTTGTCTTTTTCTATCAAGTCTTGGTAATCCTTTCTGACTTTCTTTTGTATGTCGTCCAATTGTTCGCCTTCTTCTTCTTCGCTTACTAACTTTGCGTTTTCTATTGCTACTCTTTTGCCTATCCATTGAATTGGCGGCGCTATCTTTTCACCGTTCGAAGTAACGTCTATTTGCTGTTTTGGTAAGCCGAACCGATACGAAAGCCAAAGTTTCAGCGCGTTTGTGTCACCTTGGGAACACTTCATTAATAAGGCGTTCCAAATTTGTTCAGGTACACAAATGGCGTCCATTTGTTCTATCAACTTGATTTCCAATATCTTAGGCGGTCGACCTGAATTTGGCCGCGGTCCGCCTCGCTGTTTCTTTTCCATAAACTACAAAGTACTGCAATAATTTTAGGTTTATTTTGGTTAATCAAACCAAAGGTAAACTAAAATAAATAAAAAAATATTAAAAATATTATTACAAACACTTGCACATAAGTACAAACCTTTGTACATTTGATAAACAATAACACATAAAGAGCATGAAAAATTATCGACTAACCTACAAAAAAAGCGATTCAAACCAAGAATTAAAGCTTGTTTTTTCCACAATAATACAAGCAAAAAGCATGAAAGGAGCGCTTAAAATAGCGAAAAAATTAGAACCTTTTGAATGGGATTTTAGAATGTTATTAAGCATTGAAGATTAAAAAAAAAGTAAAAAAAAGTAAAAAATAATTACCTAATTACTTGCAATCAATTACAAACCTTTGTACATTTACATAACAAACAAACACTAAAACACAAACAACATGACAACTTCAAACAACACAACAGCAAAAAACACAATGAGTGACAACACAAAAGCCAACATTATTGCGCTTGGATTTATGGCAATAGTGATTATTGTCGGGGTTTTTTATGGCATGGAACTAGACAAAATCGGATACTAATCATGAAGAAAGCTAAAAAAGTAATGCTACAAATCATTTATAGTATAATTGCATTTAGTCCAATTTTCTATCTGTTCTATTTGCTAGGATTAACACTAATTAAATAAACACAAACAACACTAAAACAAAACACATCATGGAAAATTTATCTTTTGGCTACCTAGACGCAAAATCAAAATCTATAGTTTGGGCCGCTTATGCGGAATACTTCGCGGGCGAAGAAATAATGGAAGAAGGATTTAATATCAACAGCGGAAATGTTTATATAGCTTTGGAAAATGGCGTTACGATCGCCAGCGCCTTCGGTCAAGCTGTTGATTTTTACGTTTATGATTTCGACAATGACGACGAGTTCGCGTTTGAATCAATAGACGAACTTAACGAGTATTTAAAAAATAAATAATTAAAATCACTTGCAATCA